CCAGAATATATATCTCTTAATTTATCTCCTGCTTTGTCTGCAGCTTTTGTTATAAATGTTTTGTTTGCGTTACGGCCGTACGTGCTTCTAGTAGGACTAGATCTTCTGTTGTTTCTAAAATCACGTGCAGATCTTTGTCCTCTTTCAAAAGCATCTTCAGCGTCTCCGGTGCCAGAAAATTGTCTAGCACCGGATATACCAGCTCTGTAAGCATCTCTTACGTCGTCTCTTGCAGTAAATTTTACCACTTAAGCACCTATCATTGAATTAAGCACTAAAAGCACTATGATTGCAACTATACCGGCTTTAATCCAGTCTTTCATGCCCCAATCACTCCACTCTTTTAGATGTGCCCATAAATCTTTTAATAAATTCATGTTACCTCCTAATGTATCGTTGGTTTGTTTACGTAATGCGAAATATCTTCCATAAAAAAGCTATCTGCAACACTAGCAAACACATGGGCCGTATCATCGGCACCAATAGTTTCAATATAAAGATTTCTTGTAACAGCCATTAGCGCACTTGCAATCAATAATTTATCTTCTTCAGTTTTGATTTCTAATCTGGCTGCTTTGTCTAAATTTTGCATAGCTCTACTAATTGTCGTCAGTTTGTCTTCCATTATTACCTTTGTTTAATGTAGCAAGTTTTTCTGCACTTTGCAATCTACGATCTTCTCGCAAAGTTTCCATGTTTTCTTTTATATCTTCAATAGTTTGTTTATCAGACTCTGCAACAGCTTTCAATCCTTCTTTAAAGACAACTTCTTCGCCTTTGGATTTTATTTGATCTCTAGCAAGATCTAATTTTTCTGCTTCTATACCAATGTTAGCCATAATCTTATTGTCTTCTTGCTCTTGTTTTGCTGCTAATTCAACTGCTCTTAAATCAATTTCTTGTTGTTTTAATCTTACAAGAGGATCTTGAGTCATGTTACCAGCTTTTTCTTGCTCTTGTTTTGCCATCTCTTTTATCATTTCTGCTTCTAATTCAGAAATACGAGATTCTTTAACACGCATAAATTCTTGTTGTGCTTGTTGTAACTGTTGTCCCATTTGTGGATTTTGTTGTGCTTGTTGTGCCATTTGTTGCATTTGCATGTTTTGTTCTTTCATTTCGTCTTCAACTTGCAATGCAGCTATTAATCCTATGTGCTCCATTACGTGCGCTTGCATCATGGCGTACAGCTGTGGATTAATTTGCACCATACGTGTAAACATAAATTCCGCGTGTGTATCTATGTGTGCTTTGTGATTTTGTTGTGGAAAAGCTTTTGGTTGTTGGCCACGCATGGCAACAGAGTTTTCCATAGCAGGACTCATAGGTTTTGGTTGTGATGGATCTGGTTTTAATAATGCATCTATATTGTCTACGTCTAATGCCTGGTATACTCTTCTATACGCTTCACGTAAATTATGTAATGCAGGATTAGCGATTGCTAATTGCAATTGCTGTTGTGCCAACATAACACGTTGTGACATAGAAAATATATTTGGATTAGATACAGGTAATATATCTACACGTTCGTCAAAATCAGTTTGTTTTATAAATCTGTTTCCACCTTTTACCATGTATGGATATTCTGGCGGTAAAAATAATTGTATACATTTTGCTAATAAATTAAATTCTGTTGCTTGTGCATAATGCAATCTTTTGTGTATTGCACTCATGACTTTTGTGCCACGTTCTAATAATGCTAATGTTGTGCCAACAGGGTTTTGTTGATTACCTTCACCCATTTTCATGTCTGCTATTGCAGCAAATGATTTACCAGCGTCAACACAGAAACCTAACAATGCAAATAACACTTGTGATGGTTCTTTGTATGGTAGTGGCAATAAAGATTCTTTTATAGATTGTCCTGTTACGTCAACGTCTCTAAACTCTCCTGGTTGTAAAGGTTGATCGTGATCACGTATACGCATGCCACGTGCTTTAAATCCTGCTGGTAGATTGGCAAGAGTACCTGCATCAATTAACTGTCGCAAAACACTTGTTGCAGTTCTTGACAACCCACCTAACATGTGAATCAAGCCAAATCCATAAAAGCCTAATCCGGGGAGGAACTTATAATGTGTAAAATAATCTACTCTAGATTTTGTTGGATCATTTTCTGAATAATTTCTTCTTATGGATAAAACAGTAGAAGAATGTCTGTCTATTGTAACAATGTATGGTAATTTAATACCACTTTCATCTTCAAAACCTGGAACGTCTGCGTCGACATGCATTTCTAATAATGTATGCTCGTCATCTCCTGCGTTATTGTCTGGTGATAAACCTTCTAATTCATCTACCTTATCTGTTACATCACTGTTTAAATCTACACTTCCTGATGTAATTGCTACATCTCTATAAAATCCACTTACTTGTTGTTTACGTAAAGTGTTGCCATCAACTTTTGTAACATGTGTAATTCTTATTGCATCTTCTAATGATGCTGCACCATAATTTATAACGCAATCTTCTGCTGAAACAAATTTAGACACAGGACGCATTAATCCTGCATCGTAGTATGTTTTCTTAAATGCAGATCCTGATAATGGTAAATAAAATAATAATTGATCCATGTCAGGATCGTATTCTTTCATAATATGTGTAATTTGATAATTCATGTAATCTTTTACACGTTTAGCTTGTTGTTCTACTTGTGGTGTAATCTCACCAACTATTTCTGTATTAACTGGTCCACCAGGAGGTAATAATTCTTTGTATGCTTGCGCTTGGAATTGTGTAACTGATTCTGCTAACAACGGATGTATAACACCACTAGCACCTTCAAAAGGCTGTGTTCTGTCCTCGTATTTAAAACCTAACATGTCCAAACCTTTTGTGTAAGTGTCTTCCCAATCTTTTCTAGAATTTTTATCTGAATCAAAAGAACTTGTTAAGTCATCTGCAAATTTTCTTAGCTCATCTTCTTCTATAAAGTCAGCTAAGTTTGCATCGAAAGGTATTTCTGTTTGATCTATTTGTGTTTGATCTGTTATTTGTTCTGCACTACCATCTTCCATAATTTGAAAATCAGCATCAAAATTTACGCCTCTATCTACATCAATTTCTTGTTCTGTTTCATTTGCGCCAACATCAACACCTGCTGTTGCAAGTGCGTCAATTGCTTTTTCTATTGTGCTGGCAGCGACTGGTCTAGTTTTTGGTTTTGCCATAGTTTATCCTATCATAATGGTGAGACAACATCAACAAAAGAGGGGTAATGTATATATCCACCATCTTTCTTGTATATTTCTACTGGTTTAGTATCTGTAGCTTTATCAAACGTTATCAAAGGTATTTTTGCATACGTATTACCGTCACCATCTTTAATGTTTGTAGCAGAAAAATCAAGGTCTAAATTTTTTGCTGTTACTTTCATGGCTTTGCTCGCAATATTATCATAAAAACCTATATTACCTTTTGCATTAGCTCCGGTTGCATTTGCACCGGTGTTTTTAGCTTTCCCTGTAACCATTGCAACGCCGTCAAATCCTTCTTTCTTTGCTAAATTTATAGCTGTTTTAATTGCAACTTTTGCTTGGTTTTCAGATTTTTTAAATGGTCCTTGTGGAAACCCTTCTGTATTAGTAACCTTTGCCATTTGGTCATTTATCAGGTTTAAGTTGTTTCTAATGAAAGTTCTCTTAGTTTTTAATCTTTCTAATATGGTTGCAGCAGATGGGTCAGTATGATTTGTAATTTTATCAATTTGATCGCTTACTTTTTCTAACTCAGTAGTCAATGTAGCTTTTCTGTCATTAAGATAAGCCATATCTTTTTGACCTGGGGCATCGGCCCTCGCTGCATATTTACTTCCTTTTTGTTGCACTTGCTGGTGCATATCAGACTGTATTTCTTCTATAAACAATACACGTCTACCGGATTCATCTACGCGCTCCGAGGCTCTAAACCACATAAAAGGATTGTTACCAGCTTCATTTGCAAAATGCCCATCACCGTAAGTATACTTAGGTTCTGCTGCACGTTTACTACCTTTTTGTGCATTAAACGTAAATGGCACCTCTATGTAGTTAGTTCCACCCTTTAAAAACTGTGCACCGCCATGTCTAACATTATCTTTAGACATGTAAAAACCTTCTCCGTCTTTTAAACGTTTAAACTTGTCTAAAACTACTTTTGAATAAAAAGGTACAACTTCGTCGCCAACGCCTTTTGTAATTACATTATCTACACCGTAAAATTTTTTATAAGTGTCATTTATTACAAATTCTATGTCTTTTGACATAGCATCCCAAGAATCATACTCTGAATCTAATATTGTACCTATTTTTTGACGCATATTATCACCTGCAAGATCTGCAGGCTTGTTTTTTAACTCTCTTATTTGTTCTATGTCTGTTTGGTTGTTGTATCTATTAGTGTGGCCTAAAAAAACTCTAAAATCTTTCATACCTTTTTCAAAAGGCTCTACTTGTTTAATATTGTACGTTAAAACTGGTTTTTCGTTTTTGTAAACGTTAAGTAAATCGTTTTTAGATATTGGTTTAGTATTATTGTACTTTCCAGAGGCAGGATCATAGTCTCCTAAGTTCATTATTACGTTTTGTAAGCCAAATTCGTCTAATTCTGTTGGAGAAACGCCTTGTTTTTTTAAATAATTAAGCCATTGTTGTGGTTGTGCCTTGTTCATAGGCGCATTTGCTAAAATTTGGTCTGATTTAAAGAAAAAAATTGAATTTGGGTTAACTGGAGCTACATTTTCTGTCACATTTACGTTTTTTACGCCTGAAGAGGGTAATTTTAACGTGTCAGCGCCAAAATCTGTTGTTAAATCAGGTGGATCTTTAATTTTAAACGGGTTACCTTTAGGAAATGCCATGGCTACTTGTACCTCATTAGGGTTTTCTTGCCTATTATATTGTGTTGTATCACCACCATATGACATTTTAGGCACAAAACCACCTTTTTTAAGACCAGTATCTTCACGTAATTTTTTAAATTTCTCTTTTATCTTTGGATATTTAGATAGTGCGTTTGGAAGTTTTTCTATAAATATATTCATTTTAACTTGCATAGTTGCACCTTCAGGATAAGGCGAAATTATATCAGTTTTCTTTTGTCCTTTTATTGGTGATTCTAGTAACAAATCAGTTACCATTGATTTAACTTCTTCAATGTTACTATCAATAACTTTTACCTGTTCAAAATCTCCAGCTTCTATTAGATCCTTTCTTTTTGTTTGTGCATTGTTAATAAATGAATTTAGATTATCATGAAAATTATTTAATGTATTTTCTGTTGGAAATTTAGGAAACTCTACATCATCACCTTTAAATAAATCTTTTAATCCCATTTGTATTAAATGACCACGGTCATATTGATAATTAGGATCTAATTTTTTAATTCCTGTTTTAAAAGCTTTTTCTTCGTATTTAGTTTTAAAATTTTGTTTTTTATTGGAATATAATTGTGGATATTCTTTTTTAACTAAATTTTTTACTGCAGGATCAGTAATATTATCTATAAAAGCTGCAGTTGCCATATCAGGATTATATGCTAACATACCAAGAATTTTATCCGCTGCGTCACGTTTTGCTTTTGTAGTGTTTGTAGAAATTTTTTCTTTTATTTTAGGATCATCATAAACTCCAGCTTGGTATTGTGCTTTTTTAGTTTCGCTCATAGAAACAATTGGTTTTAAAGTTCTTTCAGAAACTTTTTTAGGTTCTAAGCCTAGTATTTCAGCCGCATAGTTTCTATCAGCAGTGCTAAAAAAATCAGTATTCATGTATTTAGATTTAAAATCTTTTACAGGCATAGTGCCTGCAATAACGGCATCTAAATCTGTTTTTCGTTCAGCATTGTATAAATTATCAGCAGTATCAACACGTTTATCACCAATTAAATCTATATTACCCATTTCTAAATCTTCATTTACCTTCTGTTTAATTTTTTGTATTGGTTCTAAATCTTCTATGCCCATGCCTTCGTATGGATAAAACTCGGTGTGTAAAAAATTTTTTACATCTTCAGGATTTTTTCCAGAATCTACTAAACTATTAAATATACCTGTGTATACTGCATCATCTACACCTGTGTAATTAGTTGACGCCACATCATCAATGTTATCAACGCGTCCTATGTTTTTTAAATTTTTTAATACTGTTGGATTAGGCATTATTTTATATTACTTAATATACCTTCGTATAAATACGGTTCTTTTCTTTGTTTGGTTACAATAGGTTTTGTTCTTGTAGCAGCACGTCCAGCAGCCATTATTCCTTTTGCTGCAGGAACACCTACACCTGTAAATAAACTAGACATCATTGGTACCATGTACATAGGGCCAGTTCCTTTTGGTGGCATTATTTCAGGACCACTAAGAGCAACTTTATCAGTAACATTTTTTGCTATAAACTCTGCACCTGGGTTACCTTCTATTAACATTTCATCAAGTGGTCTACCTACAGCAGATGCTAATTGATTTAAGCTGCCATCACGCATGCCAAATACACCTTCTCCAGGTAATACAAGATCACCTTTTTTAGAAAAATAAGGATCTGGTGTCATGTCAATTCCAAATAAACCTTCATCTATTTGTGGTAATTTGTTTACTATTATATTTTCTTGGTTTTCATCAAATGACATTATACGCCACGTTTGATCTTTAAAATCTAATAATTGCTGTGCTAAATCTTCATTTAAAATTGCTTCATCTCTTAATTTATTAAAAACAGATGTAAAATCCTCTATGTTACCTGTTTGTTGGGCAGTTTTTACAGCATCTCCAAACTCAGGACTAATGGCTCTTGCTGCATCAAATTCACTGTATTTATTTAGATCTGCCATGTGCTCTACAAATCTAGGATTAGATAAATATTCTTCTGTAGGAATAGTTATACCACTTAACGCTTCTTGGTCACCACTGTAACCTAACATATTACTAAAAATTCTATTAAAACCGTCTATAGGACCATAGTAGTCGCTATCTCTTGTGCCTTGATTTAACGGTGCATCTATCATTGCGTTTGCAAAACCAATACTCTCTGCGCCAAGTTGCACAGAACCTTTAGCTAAATCAGACGTGTTTTTTGCTAGTGCTTGATTAAGCTCCATTTGATCATCTGGATCAAGCCCTATGTTAAAACCGCCTAAGTAAAAGTTCTTAGTAGTATTTTCTTCTGTAGTTTGCATTTGTTGGTTCATCAGCAAAGTCGTCCTTTAGTTCAACGTAATAACCTTGACGGTATCGCATTAATGCTTGCGTCATGCTATCCACGTAATCATCATGATCGCCAAAGGGGAATGCAGCACACTCCTCTATGACTTCCTCTGCCCAACGTCTATCGCTTGGTGCCCATACTGCACCAGATTCAAACAGCGGTGCCACGCTGTTCACTCTTGAATGTTTATCATTTCCCTTTGACGGTGTAAAGTTAATAACTGGTATGCCAGCCTTTTGTAATTCATGTGTAAGTGGTAACCCGGACGCTTTGGCCTCGATTAGTACAACCTCTGGCTCCCAATACTTATACTCTTCCTGTGCTTTTTCTTTTAGTTCAGGAAAGTTCCATCTACCCTTTTTCGCGTCTAATAGTATTATGTTTGGTCCTCCACCTTCTGTAGGAGTAAATATACCCCATGTCGTAATTGCAGAATAGTCTGCTGTTTCTTTTTTGCTAAATGCTGTATCGTATGACTGTATAATGTATTGTAATTCAGGTATGTTTTCGTTATCCCACGCTTGCCACCATTCACGTTTTATAAGTGCACCCTCCTCGGCCACGGGATTTTGCATCCATTGTGCATTCCACTTGGCTGTAGGTATAGATGCTTTGACACCTAGTAAACCTTCCATGGACCAAAAATTACCCCACATAGGTTTATCATTTATGATTGCAGGAAACTCTACTACTTCCCATTGATCCGCAGCTGAGTCTTTACCCTGGGCCTCGAGCAACTTACCAGTAAGATCTTTTATTGACCAACGAGTCATGACTATAACGATCGAGCCGCCAGGTTGTAAACGCTGACGTGGACCAGATGTGTACCACTCGTAATGTGATTCTAAAACGGTTGGGGAGAGCGCATCCTGCTCAGAATGAGGATCGTCAATAATAAGTAAATCGGCACCACGACCAGTAATAGCCCCACCAACACCAGCAGCAAAATACTCACCCCCATGATTTGACTCCCAACGTCCA